TCCGCCGTCTTGCATGCTTCAATCTTCTTGATAACTTTGTCAGCTATAGGTCTATCATCTTTTGCTTTAAATTCTTGCTGCATTTTTTGGACATACTTAACATCGTCAAATTTGCCAAGGAACACATCTGCATTAAAGCCTAGATAAGATAGACACTTAGTTATTCCATCTGTTGTTGCTTTCTTGAATGCGTCGGTGTCCTTCCTAGTTTCCTGCTTGTCACTATATAAGCTGGCCTGCCCCCATTGTTGGATGCCAGGTCCTGTGAGACGTTGATGATGATCGGCTACGTCAGTTAGTATTGGGTGTTCTTTCCAATAGGCAGTGCTATCTACCCATAAGCCTATGAGTATGGCGATATCATTTGTCACTGTGTATTCAATCTTCATTACTTCCCAGCCCCACCCTATTCCTGCTGGTCCAAACTCTTCGGTCGCATCCATTACCTGTGTATGTGGATCGATGGCTGTAAAGCCACCTCTCATTGGGACTGGCTTTGTATGTTTAGGGTTAGTCTTAGATACTCTGTCCCATAAAAGCATGTTGTTATCTGTCATTTTGTTCCCTCTTTTATTTCAGTAATATAGACGTTGTTATTTTTCCTACGTTTAGCAACGACACCATGTCCTATTGCTAGAGAGACATCGTCCTCTACTAGTTTGCGTAATCCTTTCTTGGCTTTTGCATGTATGCTGTGTGCTTCTTTGTTAACCTTAAAGTCTTCAGCAAGTGAAGCCCATTCATTGTTCCCTTCCATATTTACCTTCACCATATCTTCTAAAGTGCGTGTTGTTCTTTGGGGTGTGTGATCATCTGGTGGGGTATTGCTTGTTACATGCCACCAGAATGCTTCTTCTGTTTTGATTAGATGCCTGGTGTCTTCTTCACTTAGCTCCCAAACTATGGGGTCACCCCATTCATTCCCATAGATGGGGGAGATAATGCAGACAGTACATCCACATACCATTGCGTTATGTGTTAGCTGCCAATAATATTTTTTAAACAGATAGCTTTCATCTGCGTATGCATTGGTATGCTTGGCATCAACGACGCAACGATGGTTGTATTCATCTATCTCCCAATACCCTAATGCATCAGGCATGCACCGCACTGGAATTCCATCGCTACCGTTTGGCACTGTTTGGCTTGTAACAAATTTTGTATGGGGTGCACCTGTAATTGTCATATCTTCAAGACGAGAATGTTTCTCTAACCAATAAAGATTTAGTTCTTCAGTAACATTACCTAGTTGCACACGGAAGATATCAGTTAGGTTGTCATCTTCTTTCTGCTCTGTCTTTACCAGCCATAGATCATGCCAATCACCTTCCATGATTTTAGTTGCGTCACTACCTCCAATGCCAAGCAATCGTCCAGCTTTTTGTTCCGGTGTTAATCCTATATGAAGCGCGTTTGTTAGAGATAACTGCATTACTTTCTACCCCTCAATTTTGATTGCATCACTGCGAACCTGCCTCGTGCTAACTTGCGTTCAAATAATTTTTCCAAGGCATACTCTCTTAGCTCCACTGGTTTGGGGAACCATTTCTTTGTAAGACGTATATGTTTTAGAGTCATGCGAAGCAGGTCTTCGGGGATATCTTCTATTGCTTCAAGATAAAACTTAGCTATGACATCCCAATTATCAGGAACTTTGAATAGCTCTAATGTATCATCGAGAAGAGGCAACGCAATTCGTGGATCACAAGGGCGTAGCCCTTCACTATCCATGTATTCAATTGCTGTTTGGCATTCGTTAATGGAGAGTATCGGTGGTTGATCCGCTCTCCATTCGCTCACTGTATGCATTAGCGAGGCCAGATCGACGTCGCTCCCGACCGTCAGAAACCGATTGCTTTTTGTTACGCCCCCACTCAACACCATTTCGGACCCAGGTTTGGAACGCTCTTTCCCAGGCTTTTTTGATACCTCGTTGTCCTGGGATTTCAATCCAGTAGTCGATGAAGTTCTGGACTTGCGCGTCAACGAACTCTTCGTCACTGAATCCGATACATTTTTGACGAGTTGATTCGTCAGGCTTCCAATCTTCTTTGATTCTTGCGCCACGTGCTCTCTCTTTCTTTTCTGTTTTGTTAGTTGTTTCTTTTATGTGGCTCGCTGGTGAGCCGCCCAGTGGCTCGCTGGTGAGCCGCGTCACCTCCTTAATGGTGGCTCGTGGGTGAGCCGCGTCGTCTATCGTGGCTCGCTGATGAGCCGCGTCAGACTCTTCCGTGGCCCGTATATGAGCCACGTCAACAATACGATATTCATTAGTACGGTTATGCCCACGCTGTTGTCGCTGTATAAGTCCCGCATTGGATAGCTCATTAAGCGCACGCTTTACGCTAGACAGATGGATGCCTAGTTCTTTTGATAGTGTTTCACGGGAAGGCCATGCACATTCATTCTTACCTATGTGGAATGCTATCCTTGCATACATGAGTTTACTGTTAGCACTAATGTCCGTGCGTCTCATGATCTCCAGTGATATCTGAGCGTACATGCTTTACTCCCTTAGTTTTTGGTATTCAATAAATTGTTCCCAACGGATTACAACAAGGGGGTCTTCTCTATCCTCTACTAATATTAGATAAGACACACCTACCAAGTACTTCTTGATGAGCTTCCAGAATATTAGCTTAGGAGCTCGGCCCTTCACCTCACACCTGTCACCTGTTGAGAGAAGGATGTCTCCTGTGTACTGCCCCCCTAATGCACCGCTTAGAGGGACCCGTTCAGCAGTGATACCCCTGTCCTTTAACTTGTTGACAAGGTTGCGTTCAATACGATTGCCTTTGTCCCTTTGTTTTTTTGCCATGTTTCTTCCTTAGATTATAAAGATAGGGAGCAGTGTCGTCATCATTTTTATATTGGCGGATTAATGGGTCTAACTCATAGCCTTTAATACGCATCCATTCCTTAGCATAGTAGTCCGTTACTTCGTCCCATGAAGTGAAGTACCCTATGTAATGATTAAGAGATTCGCATAAGGAAGGAAGGGTCGTCCCTTCCCTCCTTAACCATGCGACATGTTCGATGGCTATGTCTTCTGCTTGTTGATGCCTATCCATATTGCTGTACTTTATAGGGGGTACCTTGTTTCTTTATAGTTGTATATGTTTTACATAGTACCCTCCAGTATGTATCTATAGACATGTTAATTTCAATCAGGCCATCATCTGAATCCATAGATAAAACTTCAGCTTTATGATTGTATATTGAACGTGTATCGTCCCATTCAAATACAGTGAACACTATGTATCTATTTCCGTTTTTTCTTTTAACTCCATCTCATATTTTTCAGCATCCTTTTGATTAGGAAGTATGTGATCTGGGTCTATATTCATGATGCCTATTTTAATGCTGGGCCAGTCCCTCTCATTCTTGTCAAAGATAATATCTTCCCCTGTCCTTGGGTCATTCGTTTGGTAAAGATTGTCTATGACTGTTGCATCAAGAAGTGCTGCGATTAGCTCTGTGTTTTTTGGTATTAGAGGGATCAATGCTTTCCCTGTCAAAGTTACAGTTAAGTACTTGATTTTACTAGAAGATGTCATGCCACTATCCTTCTGTTTTCTGGTGATTGGAGATATTGATATGCTTGCCCAGCTTTAGATGCTGCTGTTTTCAGAATGTTATAGTCATTCTTTAATAGGCTAATGTAACCATCAATGTAGCCTGCGTGGTTCACCTTAGATGGGACATTCATTAGTGCCGATGTTAGTGCTGCTCCCATTTCAGCAATTAATTCTTCATAAGCGTATGTCTCCTTCGTTCCTCCTGCTACTTGCTGCCGATCTAGTCTTGTCTTGTGTCCTGTCCAATGAGTGAGCTCATGGAATAATACATTCCAGTAATGATCTTCGCTTTTAAACCTGTGGATTTTAGGCATACCAATGTGGTCATCATGTGGGCTGAAAAAAGCTCTGTCTCCCCCGTGTTTTATTTCAGCACCAATATCATGTACCCATTTGTTAACTGCTTCCCTTGTTATTAATATTTCTTTTGTCTCTTCAACAGGTATCCCTTCTATTTGTGATTTGTTTAGCACATTGAATACTCTTGGGAATGTGATGCCTGGTGTATCAGGATCAGAATTGGCAGGCTTGTAACCTTCTACCCATTTAATAATCGGTGTGGTTTTCTGTCCCTTGAAATTTATTTCTAACTTGTTGCTTTTGGCATAGGAGAATAGCTGATTGGGAGTACACCATTGGTTACTGGGGAACTCATTCTTTTCTGCTGCTAACCAGAGGTTAAATATATTTATGCCATTGTAGTATGCCCCTGTTGTAAAGTTTATAGGCATAGGGTCACCATCCCAAGGGCTGTCAAAGATAGGGGTATTATTATCTTTCTTTGCCTCTTTTAGTTTTGAAATGATTCTGTCTGTAAGTTCCTTTAATACTTCATCTACCTTGCTCATCGTTCCTTCCTTTGATATGGTTTGTTACCTCCCTTTTGGGGTGGGTTACTCCCTTTCCCACCTCACATTGGGCGCAGTTCCATGTGATTGCCACGGTCATTTGGGCTGCGCCCTTTTTTTATTTAATCTTCATTGCTGCATACCAAATTCTCCCATCCTTGTAGACCTCGGTGGTTGTTGTGGTACCGTAGTAAAAGCAAGCGTAGTTCAATGCTTCTTCTTGTGTTCCAAAAAGGAATGCATCCTCTGGCACGAGATCAGAACTTTTGGGTTTCGGTTTCATCGATATAATCCTGTTCGATTGATGTTGTCATTGGTACATTGTTAAGTTCTAAGCTTAAGCTGGCGTAATTTATTATATCTATTGGGTTATCTGGGTTTGGCTCTTGAGCATTAGCCACTCTTGCGAACTTGTTCAACGCCATCATGTCACACACCTGCGAAGGAGTTATCTCCACCCCAAGGTATGCTGACCACATCTGTGCTGAGATGCCAAAACCTGTGCTTGCTTTTCCATGGGTGATATCTCTTTCAACTAGGATTTCTCTTGCTGCATTCATTGCAGTCCACCTGTTGTGGTTAACCCTGTCTGGGTTTTTCTGATTCATTGGATTCCTCTCAAGATTTCAGAGACACGCGCGCCATCAATGCCAAAGCTGTCTCCTATTTCACGGTTGGTTAGATGTTTCTTTGATTGATATAGTTCGAGAACACCTGTCTTGATTTCCATGGTGATGGGGCGGGCTGTTGCCCTTGCTATTTTCATTGGTGTCTTACGGTGAAGTTCTTCTTCACTGATTTGTCTGATGGTTTTTGCAAGCCTAGCTCTGGTAAATGTTTGGCTTAGGTCCTCTATTTCTTTGGCGAATTGTTCCAGTCTTTCTCTTCCTTCTGGAATTCCCATTTCCATATCCCATTGTTCGAGTAATATTCTTTCGCACTTTGATAGTTCATTCATCGTCGTTAACTAGAAGCACTAAGTCTTCATCGTTGTATAGAAAGTTCCCTGATTTTGTGACGACAGACCAGTCGTTATTACTTGGGAAGTTTATCTTCTTGATGAAAGCAACCTCATGTTTCCTTATGAATAGTAATCTGTCACCTTGCTTTAAATCTTTTGGTGACTTGTTTTTGATTGGGATGATTAGTTCTTTTTTTGCCACGATTCAGTTCCTTATTTTATTTGAGTTGACACCTGTAACGATTGCCCCTGTTTTTCCTCCCTTTTTTTTTGGAGGGCTTCCTTCCTCTTCATTATGTGTATGAATCCTTCTATCCAAGAGAGTTATGGAATTCATTCTCCCTCCCCTTTCTTTTGGAGGGCTCCCTTCCTCTGCATTATGTGTAAGAATCCCTCTATCCAAGAGAGTTATGGAATTCATTCCAAACGCGCGAAGCGCGAAAATTTTTTGCGTTGCGTCAGCGAAGCGCCGGCCTAGTCAGTGCGACCAGACCGGCGTGTTGGTTAGCGGCTGGCTGAGCGATTCCTTGAAGTGCTGAGGGCGGAGGCAAGTTTTTGTTTTGCGCTCTGCGACGCTTTCGCTTTGGTTCCGGAGTTGTTATATGGCAATGAATCTTTCCATGCCTGAAGATCGAAACACCGGCCTGTTAATTGCTGATACGCTGAGTCCATGAAGTCCCTTATCGAAATAGCCGCGTCGAGTTGTTTTTCTGCTCGCAGCATTGCCCAGCCGTCTCTGATCGTGTCCATTTCTTCGTTGTCAGGGTCGGTTTTGCAACGATTTA